CGCTGAAACAAACTGCTTATAAGAAGCGTCTGGTGGCAACTTGCTAGGGGCTACTGGCCCCAAGGGCAAGAATGCACTAACGTCATCTATAATAGCACAATAAAGAGCGTCGGGACGAGTGTCCACTAATGCCTCCATTGTCTGTCCTAACTAGCTGACAACCACGGAGGACCACTTTAGTGGTCCGCCGCAGCCATCAACTAGCCTCTACCGTTATCTAACGGTGATGCTCCTATCTCTAGGTCATCGCCGAAAAGATATTGCTAATCACGAGGAGCACATACTTAGCCGTTCCTTTAAGGAACGGCAGGTTCTGCGCAGCCACGAGAGTAGCAAGAACGGCGCTATGATGATCCGCAAACCACTGTTTGACCTGATTCATCAGATCACACCAGTGACAAGCGTATCACCAATTGATGCGGAAATCGAATTCAGACTTCCGATCAAAAGGCTCATAGCAGCGCGTATATTAGCCGCGTCCGCAGTGTCGGCACCAGCTGGTACGTCAATCTCCAGACGTGCTTGAAGCACGGCTGCAGCCTGACCGGCCAGAGGGGTGACGCCCTTTCGGACGAGGATCTTATACGCGTTCCGAGGGACAGAACGAAGAACGCCAGTCACCGGATCGACCACGCCTAAGGCCTTAAGGGTCTGAGGACGTGAAAGAGTCACGGTGAACGGCCGAGACGGCGAAGACGCCGCGTCGACACCAGTCTGCGTGCCGCCCAAAGCGGTCACTGCATACTGTTTGCCGGCGCTTGTCGGAGCCGTATCGGAGGCGATGGTATACGTCGGAGACGTAAAACCAGTCTGGGCACCGCCCGTAATGGGCGAAGTGAGCGTAAAGCTCATATGAGTGTTACCTTCATTTAAAGAAAGGGACTAGAGGAAGTGAGCCTCCAATAACTAGAGCAGCGATGTTCTCCCAAGGCTTATCCGATAGCGGTATTTGAAACCGCGGACTCGGATAATAACCACCGGGAGGACTAGCTGACCTAGTAAAGGAGACCACACTCTGACTAGAGTCACCGCCATAAAGAAAACTATCTACCGTAAGACCTGTCTGGGGATTAATAGGGTAACCCGTAATAGCGTACCGATATTCCTCGGTATTCTCGTTACGAGTCGTCCAATTAGTCCAGGCAATGTCTCGCTGGCAGAAAGTATAAGCTTTAATTACATCACCAACATTGGTGAAGTAATCGACTAGGAATGAATAAGGTAAGAGGTCCCATGCCGTTGTCACGAAGTTCTGAACTGTAGAAAGTTGCAGAACGTCGAGAACCGGCACGCGACCGTTTACAAGATTCACTCTGACAGCCCCTTTAACCCGTTCTTTGTACACGGCTTTCACAGTCCGTATACAAGTAATGGGCTGAGGAAGACCAGTAGGGTTGTAGTTATTACTACTACTCAGGTAGGGAGCACCAGCATGGACATTGAAGGGCACCTCAGGTAGGAACTTAGAACGATTTCTAAGACCTACATAGGCGTCAGCAATGTCTAAAGCTAG